CCTTATTTGCCCTGATCGTGAACGGTGAAGGTCTTACTTGTGGAGCAAACAAGCTATCAGAGACATCATTGCGTTTCCAACACGCATTACCATTTTCCATTGCAGAAGCATTTGACCAACTTTCGCATGGTGGACTAGCTATTATAAGATCAGGTTTTGGTAATTTGTCTAACACGTCAAAGAGCGTGTTATCTCCAAATAAACGTTTGTAATCAGCAAGGTCCAGATTTGTAAAATGATTGTTCTTGTTTTCTATATCCATTCCGATTGAATAGATTTCAATATTCGCCCCCCCCGAACTATTCAGAGAGTTAGCACCCTTGAAGTAAGAACCATTCCCACTATCAAAAAGTGCCCAGACTACCATTTTTTTGATAATCAATACCTCCTATCCTTCATCCCAGACGGGTACACAAAGCACTTCCCAGTTGCTCCCTCGAAAATTCTACTTGATAAAGCACCATTCCCGAAATCGTCCGAGTAAAGTTCTTTAATCTCTTCGCTACTCAAATTCGTGTTGATAATCGTATTGGTCCGATTATCCAGGATCTTGAACAATATCTGATGCGCCCACTCGTTCCGCTTCGTGTCAGCTTTTCGACTCTCTTTCCCAAGGTCATCCAAGAAAAGAAAATCAACCTCAGACAGTAGCTTAACCATCTTCGCTTCTGAAAATCCATTGTCAAACTCAAAGCTTTCACGAATCTTATCAAACAAAGTCACTACTGATACAAAAAGCACGCTTTTAGGTTCATCATAAGACTTAAATTGCTCATTGAGAAACCGAGCTAATCCATAGGTCAGATGACTCTTACCAACACCAGACGGACCAGTAATGATAGCATTCCCAGTCTCACCCTTGGCATAGTAGCGTTCCAACCGCTTCACGAAATTCATAGCATTTTCATCAATGTCAACCTGAATCTCATAGTCATGTAGTGACTTGCTGGCAAGCTTACTTGAAACAATGCTGTCACGAGCAAAGACTTCGTAAGTATCCGATAGCTTGCTTTTAACCTCAGATTCCATATTTAGTTGCTTTTCAAAGCGTCGGATATTCTCTTTCTCGCACTCAGGACATTGACTGACTTCCTCAACCTTGCCCTTGACAGGGATTTTAACAGACCAAAGATGGCATCCATGGATTTCACAAACATCATCAAGAACTGTTCTAGTTTTGAATTGTTTAAACTGTTTCATCTAAAATCCTAGCCTTTCATCAACTGCTGATTGAAAAGAGTGAACTTTTCGTGGCATAGGTTGATTCAGATAGTTGTCCATCTTGTTGCCGAAAAGCGTTTGTGGTTGAAGATACTGCTCATACTCTGTACCTTTCCACTTATTGACCATGATGTCCACAACCTTTTTAAAATCTTCAATGACATAACCCTCTTTTAGCCTTGCCTTGATAAATTTTTGATGACTAGCAGTGTCAACCTTAAAATTCTTCTTGGCTTTCAAATTGAGATAAGAAATAACTTCCTTACAAATCGACAACTTATTATTGTTATTCTCAGTCTTAGTATTCTCAGTCTTGATTGTGTGTACTTTTTGCACTTCCGAAAGTGTATTTTCTACACTTCCAATGTGTACTTTTTGCACTTCCTGAAATGTACTTTCTACACTTCCGTTAAGAGCATCAAGATAAATGCGGTTTGGTAAGTTCATCCCTTGTCTGACTTCTGTCATTAGACCAGCATCTTTCAATTCCTTTTTGATTTTAATAATCGTCTTGTTGCTATTGCAATTTAAGTCAATCATCAACTGTTCATTTGTGTAATACTGGAAGACGTTCCCTTCCTTATCATGCCAGCCATTTTTTAAAGATAGTTCTAACCTATCAAACAGAAGCATATAGAGCATTTTAGCGTTATTGCTCAATGTCTTATATTTCTCATCATAGATAAATGGCTTTGGAAATTTAAAAAACGATAAGAAGCCAGTGACTTCACTTTTTTTAATCATTGTTATACCTCCTCTACACTTGAAAATTTTGTGTATTCTTTATGAAAATATAGTTTAACCGTCCCTAAACTACCGTGTCTGTTCTTTTCCAGGATCAGCTCCGTCACATTATTCGCTTCTTGACTGTTAGCTTGCTCTTTCTGGTAGTAGGCCTCACGATACAAGAATGCTACAATATCTGCATCTTGCTCAATCGAACCAGATTCTCGCAAATCTGATAGCATTGGGCGCTTGTCCTGTCTCTGCTCAACCGACCGACTCAACTGCGATAAGGCTATGACAGGAACCCTCAAATCTTTAGCAAGTATCTTCAATTCCCTTGAAATTTCAGAAACAATCTGCTGACGATTCTCGCCTTTTGATCCAGTAATCAGTTGTAAGTAGTCAATGATAATGACTCCAAGACCTCCCATTTCCTGGGCAAGCTTTCGAGCCTTTGACCGTATCTCAGAGATGCGAATACCAGCCGTATCATTCACGAAAATTGGAGCATTATAGAGATTGCTTTGCGCATGTACCAGCCTTTTCCATTCATCCGTACTTAGATTACCAGTTTTTAAATGATACGCTGGAACCATCCCTTCTGATGCCAACATACGCTCAATCAGTTCCTCTGCGCCCATTTCAAGCGAGAAGATGACAGCAGGCTTTCCTTCCTTGGCTGCTACATACTTAGCGATATTCAGAGCTAGTGCCGTTTTCCCCATTGCAGGTCGCGCAGCAAGGATAATAAGATTTCCTTTATGAAGGCCTGTTGTTATCTTATCTAATCCGACAAAGCCAGTAGACAGACCAGTCACGAATCCATCTGTCTGCGAGCGAGTCTCCACCATCTGCATGTGAGTATCAAGGATATCGGCCACATTACGAAATCCTGTGCCTGTATTCTGATTGCTGATGTCAAGCATTGACTTTTCAGTCTTTGAGATAATGTCACTGATTGATACATCTCCTTGATATGCGCTAGAAAGAGACTCTGACAAATCAGTGATTACCTTTCGGAGCGTAGCCTTTTCTTTTACGAGCTTAGCGTAGTGCTCCACGTTTTTGGAAGTTGGTGTGGAGTTCACTAATTCGACAACGTAGTTCATGCCCCCTATTTTTGAAATATCTCCCTGATTAGTTAGAGCAGACACCATAGTCGTAGCATCGATTGGCTCACCTTTTTCAAGTAATGACAACATTGTTTTAAAAACAATCTTGTTAGCAGGCTTGTAGAAATCCTCTGGAGTCAATTCGTCTGCAAGCGACGTCATTGTTTCAGGTGCGATAAATACCGCTCCAAGAACAGACTGCTCTGCGACTAGATCATGAGGGAGTATTCTAAATTCTTCAGACATACCTAGCACCCCACTTCCTACGATTAGCGCGGTACTTCATCCGCATATCCTCATAGATGTACCTGCCTTCCAGCTCCATTTTTTCAATCTTTAGCAGCTTATTTTTAAGCTCCACATCACGATAGTCCTTAGCTAGTTTTTCATAGTCTGTTAGGTATTCTTTGACTAGTAATAGATTTTTATAATCGTTTTCCCATATCGTAATAAAATGTCTTGAAGTTGATTTCCTTCCTTTCAGTTCTTTAACAATCATAGTCAGGTTATCCAGCCATTCAATCAATTCTTCCATTTCCTGACCTCCTCACTTCAAGATGTGCATTTTAGGCTCTGGCAAAGCTAATGGCTCCGGACGCAAGCCTTCATGACGTTCGTTGTCGTAGGTAAAGCCAGGGAATGGACGACGGATATTCTTGCGAATTTCTTGCCATTTGTCCTCTCTACCACGTTCGTATGCATGGTTGTACCCTTGGATAATCATAGACGCAAATTCTTGTTCTTCCCGTCTCTCTTCTTCTTCGCGTTGTTCTTGCATTTTGATGTGACGATAAACTGCCACAAAACCAATCAGCAGAGCACCAACACCCATCAGCTGGTCTAAAATCGGTGGTTCAAACATTTTTCTATCTCCTTTATTGTGCTAACTGACTTTGAAACCGAAGTACATCGTTCATGTCATATAAATATTTACCGCCTTTGGCATTTTGCTGGTAGCGGAATTTCCCTGCGTCTCTGAAATCTTCAATTTTCTTACGACCCCAACCTGTTTTCTCTTGGACATCTTTGATTGAAGCCCAGTTCGTACCTCTTGATACTCGTAATTTAGCTTCAGTCATAGCTTTCACATTCAACTGGACAAGTTCTTCCAGCAGTTCATTTTTGAAATCTTCTCCAAACAATTCCAAAGCCATTGGCAATTTCCTCTCTTTCGTGTTATAATAATATTGAATATTTCAGTATGCGCCTGATTTCCGTCAGGTGCTTTTTTGCCCTACGCTTGACTAAAAGCGTTCAGTTCCATAATCTTCATCTTGGTATTGGTGCTCGGCTCCCAAGTCATCCAATAGGCCAAGGCTGCATCTGCAAATTTTTTCGGTAGCAAGTCATAGCGACTAATGTTGAAGTGGTCTTTAAAGTCAATCTCAGCTTGTCTAAATACCGACTGAGCGAAAATCTTATCCGCATAAGCTGGACTATCAATACCACCCAAGCAAGCCACGACCCGAGCCTTGCGCTTCTTCAGTAGCGATTTAGCATAGCTGGGATGAATCGGTTGCTCACTCTTGAGATAGTCGATATCTTCCAGCATGGTCGCCTGTTGCTCCCGCAATTTCTTCTGGCCAGTAAACAGAGCGATGAAGGCATCCTCGTCCAAGTCCTCACGGATAAATCCGCCCTGCTTGCGAATAGCTGGCAAGACCTCTGATGTCACCCAGCGCTTGAACTCTTTAGCTTGAGGCAACTTGCTGGATAAGATAAGAGAGTAGAGACCAGATTCGTTGATGATAATGGTATTTTGTGTTCGTCCTAGATTGTCGGTGAGTCCGTATTTCACGGAGTCATCTTCATCAACGTGCCGAGAAATTGCGTCCAGTGGTTTAGCATATCCTAAGATATCCGCTACATCCTTCCCGACAAACCAAGGCTCGTCGTCAATTGTCAAAGTACGGACTTCCTGCCCGTGAAAGTTAAAAATTTCGTTCATAATGTTCCTTTCAAAATTTGGTATAATGTAAATAAAACGATTGGAGAAATCTTATGGAAATATCTACTGTTGACTATTATTTCAGTACAATTGGGAAACTTTTAACTATCGAAATTCCTCAAACTTGCCCTTTATGTGGAATCGGAAACAATCCAACCACCAAAGAGGTAGGGAGATTAGATACCCAAGAAGGTTATGTTTTTACTCTGAACCATCGTTGTCCAGCTTGTCAGAAATACCACATGACAAGCCAAGAATATTTAAATCAAGATGATAAAACAACTATGGCTCTTGTTTATCCCAATAAAATTGTTACCGATATAGATCGTCTATTCATTGACCACGCCCCTAGATTTGTAGAATTTTACAGTGAAGCGATTGAAGCTGAAAAAATGGGATTGGAAAACATCGCAGGAACAGGCTACCGCTCTGCTATCGAATGTTTAATAAAAGATTACGCCTTGGCTTTTGAATTAGATACAAAAGAATATTTATCTGACCCAAAATTAACTTTTAACAATGCCATTGATAGGTATGTAAAAAATGATGACCTCTTAAAAGGTGCTCTTCATTTTATCCGAACAGTCGGTAACGGCTATACTCATTGGAACAAGAGTACCAGTATTTCATTGTCTCAACTAAAAAACTATGTAGATATTATCATTCAGATTTTCAAATCTAAATTTATGTTAAAGTTTCTTCCTGAGGTTTAATCCCTAAACGCATTTCAATTTCTGAGATGCGTTTTTCTTGTTCCGCAACCTTCTCGTATAACTCTTCGACAGAGTAAGCTATAATTTTTTCCATCTCTGCTCCTTTCTAAGTAAAGACTTCTAAAAAATCATAAATTAAATTTTTTTCTAACTCTTTCAAGCTCATCATCTTGTATTTTCTTATACTCGTCGATGCGCTTTTTTCTATCTCTTTTGCTAGCGTAGTACGTGGCAAAACCAATGATAAGATTGATTATGACAGTAAAGTAAAACCATACTAGTTCGTTCATAGCGTCTCCTTTCTAACCATCACCAAGTAGCTTCTCTGTCGTCACGCCAAGATATTTAGCAACCTTGGCAAGATTAGATGCTGATGGAGTGGATTTGTTCCATTTCGAAATCAAACCATTTGGAAATTCCAGATCTTTTTCAATGCGATAGATTGATATCCCCTGATTTGCAGCAACATCTTTGATAGTGTTGTAAATCATGCTTTCCTCCTTTTTTAGAAATATTTCTACGTTTTATTTCTGATAACTCTTGACAAATAATAGAACTTATTCTATTATAAGAGTATAAGAAAAGTAGCAAATACAGATTTTATCTGTTTCTGCGTCTGTAGTATTTATTATTTTGTGTACCTCCCAAGTACAATACTATGATACCACAGAACTATTTCTATTGTCAATAGAAAAGACAGAAATATTTCTATTTTTCTTAGATTTTTTCTGGAGGGTATTAGAAATGAATACTTACGAGATAATAAAAGAGCTTGTCAAACAACGTTTTATGACAGTTGCACAACTTGAACGAACTCTTGATTTATCAAATGGCTCTATTTCAAAGTGGGCAAAATCAAAACCTAATTCTGAGCCGTTAGAAAAAGTTGCCGATTACCTAAATGTTAGCACAGATTATCTTCTAGGACGTACGGACAACCCTGCGATTGCAAAGGAAACAGTAACCACTGCAGATGGCCGTATCGTTGACCTATCCAATCTTCGCGAACGTGTTGTCCTGTTCGATGGCAAGCCATTATCAGACGACGATGTAGATAAAATCGCTCAAATCATTAAACTCTCTTTGGGGGTATCGGATATTGAAAGTAAATGAACTACTAGATGAATACCAGGTCACACTCTATCTCTTCCCAGAAACCATGTGGGAGCGAAAAGGCTTCTATTTCCCCGATGAGCGCATTATTTACGTCAATGGGGATTTACCCCTAGAAGAGAGAGAAAAGGTCATCCTGCACGAATTGGGGCATATAAACCACGACCCAGCCAATTACAAACGGATGCTATACAAATATGAGAACGAAGCAGACCGCTTCATGATTCGACATCTCATCTCTGAAGAACTCACGCAGTATGAAGTATCAGACTTCAACTGGCTCCAATTCGCAGAAAGACACAAAATCTCAACAACCTGGGGCGAAGATATGATTCAGGAAGAGTTTTATAGATTTATAGAAAAATTAGGAGCGTAACATAATGGGTATTCTTTCAAAATTATTCCCTAATATTTTCTCATCCACAAAGGACAATTTAGATACAAAAACTGAATTTAAAGAAACTATCATTTTTCATGACAGCTTTCTGTTAATGGGGACCAATTATCACAAAAAAGAAGCTTACCAAGTTGCTGATTTTTTAAGTGGTGGAGAACACTATTTTGGGAAAGATAATAAATACTTAAAATCATACATATTAAGAACTTATAAAACTGTTTACAAATACAATAAACTTAAAACAGTTGATGTCATTCTTCAAAGAGAACCTTTAAATAAGCATGATAAGAATGCAATAAAAGTTTTAGTCAATAACACATTTGTTGGTTATATACCGGCTGAAATAGCAAGAAAAATCGCTTTTATGATCCAGAATAAAAAGTACAGATATGATGCTATCTTAACTGGTCGAGGCGGACCTTACAAAACAGTAGATTTAGATACTGAAAAAATTATAGAACGCAAAAAAGAATTGTCTTATTATCTTGATTTGACAATCTGGAAAATCGCTAAATAAAAAAATCCCCACACTCGCCATCGCCAAACTTTGAGTGTGAAGAAATCGTCTATAAGAAACAACCATTAAAAAGGTCGTTTTCTTATACCCATTTTATCAAGAAATGAGGTAAAAATCAATGGAAATTAGGTCTTATAAAAAGAAAAACGGAGAGACGGCTTACATGTTCCGTGCGTATATCGGGAAAATTAACGGATATAGTCAATACGCTACTCGCCGTGGATTTGCCACGAAAGCTAAAGCAAGAGCAGCACTGCTTCAACTGCAGGACGATATTGAGAGTGGTGAGCAAAGCAGGAAAGAAATCACGGTTGAGGAGATTGCTAAAAAATGGCTCAAAGATTATTCTGAAACCGTACAAGACAGCACCTATATCAAGACTTCTAGAAATTTCAAGAATCACATCTATCCAGTTTTCGGCAATAGAAAAATAGCTAGTATCACTCCTCTTCAAATGCAAGAGCAGGCCAATGAATGGTCTAGAAAATTAGTCTATGGTCGTAAATTAAAAGGATTGATGAATAATGTTTTTAAATACGCAATTAGGCATGGATATATTGATACGAATCCAGTTGATAGCGTGATTGCTTCAACAAGAAAGAAATCAGATGGCAAAAGCGACTTTTACAACAAAGACGAACTTCAAAAATTCTTGAAACTTGTCTCCAAAACAAAGGATCTAGAAAAGATAACTCTATTCCGTCTTCTGGCCTTCACAGGGGCACGAAAAGGGGAGATTTTGGCCCTTGAATGGAATGACTGGACAGATAATACTCTAGACATAAACAAGGCTATTACGAGAGGTTTCGCAGGCGAAGAGATAGGCAACACTAAAACGGTCAGTAGTAATCGACTAATCAGTCTAGACAAAAAGACAAAAAATATTTTGAAAAAATGGAAAAAGCAAAATCCAAACACAAAATATATCTTTGAAAATGAATTTAAAAAGCCAATTCCAAGCACCTTGCCTAGAAAATGGCTTATTAAAATTGTGGAGGGTAGCGACCTGCGTCCGATTAAAATCCACGGGTTCAGACATACACATGCCAGTCTATGTTTCGATGCTGGTATGACCTTGAAGCAAGTCCAACATCGTCTAGGGCATTCTGATTTGAAAACGACCATGAACGTTTATACCCACATAACCAAGCAAGCTAAGGACGACATCGGAGAACGCTTTGCAAATTATATTGATTTTTAAGGAGGTTCGCCTCCTTTTTGTGACTCCTTTTGTGACTCCCTTTTTTACAAAAGAATACCAAGGAATACCAAAGACAAAAATAAAAACGTTGATTTAACAACGTTTTACCAAGGAATGCAAAAGAATGCAAAGG